GCGACGACGTAAGTGATCCTGACGCACCCTACTGGCGGCAGTTGGTCGTCGAGGGACAGGCGAGCCACTACGGCATTCTTGGATGGGCGAACGGGTTCAAATTTGAATCCATCATTTGGGACGTCGTTCGCAAGCCGTCTATCTCGCCGAAGAAACTGACCAAGGCAGAGATCGCGGCCGTTGTCTCGACTCGCAAGTATTTCGGCGATGCCGTGGACGACGAAACCGTCATGGCGCTTAGCGGCTCGCAAACCGACCGCGAGACGGTTGCCATGTACGAATCACGACTCGCGCACGATTGTACGCACGAACGACCCGAGCGGTATTTCCAACGCCGACCGATTCCGCGCGTCGATCACGAACTCATGGAATACGTCGGTCAGCTTTGGGACATCAGCCAAGACATCATCACGACGCGACAGCACGACAGGCACCACAAGAACAGCGGCGCGTGCATGTTGTATGGCACACCTTGCAAGTTCTTGGGCGTGTGCAGCGGCTACGACACGATTGACTCGGACAACTGGCAGCGCAAGCCGCAGAAGCATGTCGAACTTGGCGACGTGTCGGTCATCACTGAAAAGGAACTGCTGACCAACTCGCGGGTTCGCTGCTTCCAGACGTGCAAAGCAAAGCACTACATGGAGTATGAGCTTGGCATGATGCGAGTGAATGAAGAAGAACGAGAAGCGTTGTTTTTTGGAACCATGCTGCATGTCGGCTTAGAGGCTTGGTTCAACTGTTTCAAAGCCGAATCTTTGGGGGAAGTGCAATGAGTACAGTCGCACCAACTAGCAGGTCATCGGGGTCTGCTAAAGTGGACTGGGTTTCGCAGATGCGCACGGCAATCAAAAGCCGTCCGACTGCCGCGGTGTTCTACGGGATGCCCGGCATCGGTAAGACGAGCATGGCGGCGGCAATGCCTCTGCCTTTGTTCATCACCGGGACCGGCGACGTCGGTATCGAAACGCTCAAGTCGACTGGACAAGTCGACGAGAGCATTCCGAACCTGCCGCCGTGCGGAACGATGAGCGACTTCCTGTCGCAACTCGACTGGGCCGCGACGTACGATCACGGTCGCAAGACCTTGGTTATCGACAACCTGGGCGACATCGAGTCGCTCGTCCATGCGGAAGTCTGCCGGCGGGACTTCGGCGGCGATCGCGTCAAGTTCGGTCAGTACGAAGCGGGTGCCCGCGTCAACGCACCGGACGACATCCGTTCGATGTTGATGAGCCTGGATCGCGTTCGCGAGCACGGCATGTCGGTCATCTTGGTCGGGCACGCTCGAATCCAAGAGATCAAAGACCCGTCGTCGGCCAACTACGACAAGTGGATGCCCGACGTGTCGAAGTACACATGGCCGCTCATCAACCGTTGGGCGGATATGGTCATCTTTCAAACCTACGTAACGCACGTCGTCGGCGCGAAGGACGACACCAAAAAGGGCAAAGCTCGCGGCGGCCAAGAGCGTGTCATGTACTGCACGAATCACGCCAGCTACGAAGCGAAGAACCGCCACAATCTGCCCGACGAATTGCCGATGGGCGACTGCGGCGCGACGGCTTGGACGAATCTTATCACGGCTATTAAGGAAGGACGAACGAACAATGTCTAAGGGACCATATTTCGCCGAAGGCGATTACCTGTTTCGCGTCACCGATCAGGGCTTCGGGGAAACCAAGAACGGCGTTCCGTTCTTCTTCCTGCGAGGCACGCCGACGACGTTGCTTATCAACGGCAACGAAGAACCGTGCGAGAAGCAATTTGAACGAGAGATCACCAAGTACCTGAGCGACAAGGCCGTCGAGTACACCATCAAAGACCTTCGGGCGCTCGGATGGGAAGGCGAGTCGTTCAAGGAACTCGACCCGACGCAACCGAACTCGCTCACGTGGGTCGGTCAGTCGATTCGCGTTTACTGCGAGCACGAAACGAACGACGCCGGTACTTGGGAACGATGGAACTTGCCGTATGTCGCCAGCGACAAACCGGCGAAGGCTAAGAGCGATTTGAAGATCGCCAGCAAGCTCGATGCGTTGTTCGGCAAGCTCGCGAAAGAGACGGCGACGAAGAAGTCCAGACCGGCGGCGCGACCTGCTGTTGTGCAATCGGGCAACGGCGCGAACGTCGGCGAAGAAATCCCGTTCTAGCGCAAGCGTTCTAACCACCACCCCCGCGCCCGACTAGCAACCGGGCGCGGCTTCTACGAAAGGCACAACATGCACCGTATTAAATACCACCACTACGACGACAGCAACTTACTCGACATCAGCTACGACCTGACGATTGAATTCGACTATTGCGAGCCGCAACCCGCAAGCCATTTTGACCCCGCGATTGATGGCGGTCCCTACGACATCAAGATCGTCGCGGCATCTGTCACGGTCGGCGCGTCTGGTGCCGTCAAGATCGCAAACGAAGGTGACTTGAAGACGATGAATCAAATGCTTGCCCCGTCGTTCTGGAAGGGCAATGAGGCGGTGCGAATCACTTCGCAGAGGTTCGTCGATGAAGTCGAAACCGCAATCGCCGAACACCTCGACGAGCAAGACCAAGCCGCCAAGGAATTCGCAGCGGAAGCGAAGTTTCAGGCGATGCGGGATGGTGAGTAAATGACCCACACCCGCCACGGCAAACGCTTCCACGTCACGACGGCAAAGACGGCTTCATGGCGTTACGCCTTTGTCCGCTGCGGGGCTTGCGTTAGGTCGTTTCGCTGGCGGGTTGGGACGGTACGGAGTGACAGGATTGAAGCGGTTGCAATCAGGATGTTTTTACAAGGACGGTGCGATGGCGACGGAACGAATTCAATTCACAGTCCCGGCAATCCCGGTGCCGCAGCCGCGAGCAAGGGCAACGGCGTTCGCTGGTCGGGCGCGAATGTACGAAGCGAAGAAGTCGCACCCGATCCACGACTTTAAAGCATCGTGTCGCATGGCGGCACAGGCGGCTTATCGCGGGGCTCCGCTGCAAGGTCCACTCTCGCTTGACGTGGAGTTCGTTCTACCGCGTCCGCAGCTACCTAAGAAGCTCGGCACGCATCGTTTCCCGCATACCAAGCGGGGAGACGTGGACAACCTCCTAAAGGCGGTCATGGACGCATTGAACGGTACGACTTGGCGCGACGATGCGCAGGTCTACTTTGCGACGGCTTGCAAGGTCGTTGCGGCGCAAGGCGAAGTGCCGCACGTTCGGGTTGCGATTACGGAACACGATGACATTTAACACACCTGCCGCGCGGCGGCTTAACGAGGGGTAAGTATGAACAACGAAAACGCGGCGGCGGAGAGAGTGCGGCGAGTCGAGAACGGCGAACCCGTCGAAGCGGTCTACGCCGAACAACTGGAAGCGAAAGGCTTCGGCGGCTTGGATTCCGTAGCGTACAGCTTGTGCGATGACGACCGGGCGCTGTTGGCTCGATTGTTCATCGCCGAGCGTGACGAGACGAACGACCTCCGCGCCCAACTCGCCGCCGCCCAAAAAACCATTGAGGCGAATAAGCGGGCGATGGGGGAGGCGAAAGCGGCAATCGCAATGCTGGTTCGCTACGATCCCGACGACGACGGCTGGATGTGCATTCACGAAAACGGTGATTGGATCGAGTGGGAGCGAGTCAACGACGCTCTTGCCACTCTCACCGCCGCGATCGCCGCGGGGGACGAGGGATTCACGACACAAAAGGATGAAATATGAAAGCGATATTTAACACTAGCAGCATCGACGATTACCAGCGCTTCTTGCAGGTGAAAGCCCTGCCGAAGTACCGAATCACGGGGAGGCTCGCGGAGTTTCCTGACGAGTACGCAGCACGCATGGGAATGACCGCCGAGGCTCAAAAGATCGTCAAGCCGAAGCTAAGCCGCAAGTTGTTCGACTACCAAAAAGGCATCGCCGAAATGGCGATCGAGAAGCGGAAGTTTGCCGTCTTTGCTGATTGCGGACTTGGCAAAACGTTGATCCTCCTAGAGTTCGCACGCCATGCGGCACGGGCGACACCGGGCAAGAAGTTCCTGATCATCTCGCCGCTCATGGTCATCGAACAAACGATGGCCGAGTGCGAACGATGGTACGGCGACAAGTTAATCCGAGTTCCGTCGTCGTCGCTCGACGCATGGCTACAAGAACCCGGCGGCGGCATCGGGATCACGAACTACGAAGCCCTGCGCGAGGACGTTCGGCAAGGCAACCTCGGCGGGCTTGGACTCGACGAATCATCGCTCTTGAAGTCGCACTACGGCAAGTACGGCCAAGAGTGCATCCGACTCGGCGCTGGGCTCGATTGGAAGATTGCATTAACCGGGACGCCTGCACCAAACGATCGAATTGAGTACGGCAATCATGCCGTATTTCTCGACCACTTCCCCACGGTCAATTCGTTCTTGGCTCGATACTTCGTTAATCGCGGGCAGACGCAGGAGCGATGGGAGTTGCGACCGCACGCAATCCAGCCGTTCTATCGGTCGCTCTCGCACTGGTGCATCTTCGTCAGCAATCCCGCCGTCTACGGCTGGAAAGACAACTGCGAATCACTGCCGCCGATCAACGTCACGATCCACGACGTCGAATTGACCGACCGGCAGAACGACTTGATTCGCGGCGAGACGGGCGAGTTGTTCGCATCCAATCTTGGCGGCATCGTTTCACGTCAACGGCTTGCTCGCATCGCAAAGGGTAAAGACGGCGACGGCAAGATTGAAACGCTCAAGCCCGCATTCATCGCGGACCTTGTGCAATCGTTCGGCGATGAGTCGACGATCATCTGGTGCAAGTACAACGACGAGCAAGATGCACTGGCAACTATGTTCCCCGAGGCTGCGAACATCGACGGATCGACCCCGCACGAAAAGCGGCTGGAACTGATCGACGAATTCAAGGAGGGCAAGCGGAAGTTGCTCATCAGCAAGCCGAAAATCTTAGGCTTCGGGTTAAACCTGCAACGCTGCACCCGCATGATCTTCTCGACGCTGCAAGACAGCTACGAGGAATACTACCAAGCCGTGAAGCGGGCGAACCGCTACGGCTCAACGATGCCGCTCAACGTACACATCCCGCTAACCGACGTTGAGCGTCCGATGGTCGAAACGGTTCTGCGGAAAGCTAAACGAGTTCAACTAGACACCGAAGTTCAGGAGAAGATGTTTCATGCAACTGCTATCTAACGGCGACCCGTGGCGCATTCACCACGGCGATTGCATTCCCCACATGGCCGACATGCCCGAGCACTCCGTCGATATGGCGGTGATGTCTGTGCCGTTCCCGTCGGTCTACGCCTACACCGATAAGGAATGCGACATTGGCAACAGCGAAGAACTGCGGCACGAAGCAAAGCTGCACTTCGGGTTCTTCTTCAAGCAGATCGTGCGGGTCGTCAAGCCGGGTCGCGTGATTGCGATTCACGTCCAGCAGATTCCGCGCATGAAGCGGACGGGTGAAGTCGGGCTGCATGACTTTCGCGGCTTGCTGTCTCGCATCGGCGAGCGGGCTGGCTTGGTTTACGAATACGATTGGCTGATCCGCAAGAACCCGCAGGCGCAAGCGATCCGAACCCGCAGCCGCGAGTTGCAATTCGCGGGGCTGGAATCCGACCGGGCGAAGTGCCGGGGAACTCTCGGAGACTACGTTCTCAAGTTCCGCGTGCCGGGCGACAACGCGACGCCGATCGACACGTCGGGCGAAGTCAGCCGTAATGATTGGATCAAATGGGCTGAGGCTTGTTGGGATGACGTGCAAGAGACCGACACGCTCAACACGGCCGCCGCCAAGACGGAATCGGACTTGCGGCATATCTGCCCGTTGCAGCTCGAAGTTATCCGCCGGCTGATCCTGCTGTATTCCAATCCCGGCGAGATTGTTTTCAGCCCGTTCACCGGCATCGGCTCTGAGGGTTACGTCGCACTCGGCGGCAAGTCACCCAAGACAGGGAAGCGGATCGTCAACCCGCGACGGTTCTACGGCTGCGAGATCAAAGACGAGTACGTTGTCGCAGCAGGGGCGAACCTGCGCCGGGCTATGGCGACCGCGAACGAATCGGAGCGGGGATTATTCGACGCCGTGGAGGTTGTCGCATGATTACACGACAGAAGCGGTTGAAACGAACCCATGCCGTCGCCGAGCGATACGACACCGGCGCATATTTGCCGTTCGCCATGACCGACACGGAGATCGGCAAGCTGCTAGGCATCACGAACGACGCGGTTCGCAAGACGCGGCTAAGGGCTGAGCGGAAGATTCGCGAGCGGTGGTTCGAGGCTTAACGGATTGACGGAAACTGACGGAGCGACACGATGGCGACGCTATACACGATCAAGGGATGGGATTCACTTTACGAGAACGCCGGGAGTCGAAAGATTCTCGGTTCGCTCGATTGGTTTCCATTGCCGACGAAGCATGACGGGCTTTCATACGGTCGCCTGATGCGCCGATCTGACGGCATGGAAATGTACGCCGCATGGGTTTTGATCCTGGCGGTTGCCGCCAAATGCCCGACGCGAGGAACGCTTGCGAACGGCGAAGGGCCGCTTTCGGCCGACGACATCGCAACCAAGACGCGAACGAGCGAAAACGTCATAAAACGGGCATTGCAACTCTTTAGCAGCAAAGACATTCCGTGGCTTGCTACCAGTACGCTACCAGACTCCCCCGATGACTTGGCGCTACAGGACAGGACAGGACAGGACATAACAGAACCAGACAGGACAGTACAGGATTCTTGTGGAGAAGCGTCGCAAGCGACGGCTTCCCCACCTGCCCCGCCTGAGCCAGTCGAGTTGAGCGGTTACGTCTTCCCGACTCGCGGCAAGCATCGGTCGTATCCGCTCCCCGCCGCGAAGCTCGCCGAGTACCGCGAGAGCTATCCCGGCTTGGACGTTCACCGCGAGCTTGCTAAGGCGTTGCAATGGTGCCGGGACAACGAATCCCGACGCAAGACCGCCAAGGGTATGCCCGCGTTCTTGGGGCGTTGGCTGAGCGGGGCGTGCGATCGAACCACGGGACCGCCGGCAACCGCTTCGCCAAGTCGCGCCCGTTCCGACCGCATCGACCCAATCGCCTTCCGAGACTAAGCCATGACCCCCGAAGAATTCAGCGAACAATTCTGGCCGACGTTCGGACTTCGCTTCGACGAGGTGGAGCGATGGATTGCCAAGCTGCCGGCGACGAGCAACAGCCCGAGCGAACCGACGCAGCAAAAAGCCATGAAGCTCTGGCGGTCGGCATTGGCAGACGTGACGATCGAGGACGCCAACGGCGCGTGCGATGCAATCTTCCGAGGCGACGAGGACCGGCCCCGCTCTTGGAGCGAATACCCGGCGGCGATTCGGCGGATTGCTCGCGCGTCGGTTGCCAAGCGTACTTCGACCCGCTGGACGCCTGGACGCAAGGCGGGCGAAGAGCCGCGTTATCGTTGCCTGCTATGCCGTGACGATGGCCGTGTGCTGGTCTGGCATGAGGCATCCATGAAAGCCGCTCTGCAAACGCCGGATGCGTTCACGAACTGCGAGACGCCGACCTACAAGTGCGTGGTCGCTTGCAGTTGCCGAGCGGGCGAGGCTGCGTGCTTTGAGCATTGGCAGCGGTACAACCCCGAGCGGCATGTTGCCATACCCGAGATCGACGTCATGCGACTTTCGGAAGCTCGCTATGATCTTGTGCGCATCGTTGCCGAGCGTGATTGTCGCACGCCGATGACGCAGCGGAATGTTTCGTACGAATCGGATTTTACGTAACAACCAACAGCCCGCACGGGCGAGAAAGGGGTGATGGGATGACCGAACCGAACGACAAAGACGAGCACGGCATGTACTCAGCACAACCTTCCGAACTCGCCGCCCTGCAAATTCAAGTCAGGCGAGTCGTCGACCAATGCGCCAAGGTGATCGGCGATAAGGCGCACGCGATTCCGTTCGGCATGGCGGTTAGTGAGACGATCAGCGAGTTGAAGAAACGCGCGAGGTGAGCGATGCCTAACCTCCCGCCCGAGGCATGGAGCGAAGCCGCCGAGCGCGAAGCGATTCGGCAGGAAGGGTGCAACCTTCCGATAGACGTGTGCAAGAACATCACCCCAGCGGACGGAGCCGCAAAACGTGCTGTACAAGCGAAGCAAGGACCGAATCCAAGTCGAGAACGACAACCGATGGGAAATGGCGGGATCGCCTGACGGATGGCCGCGGGCGATTGACCGGGGCTGCGTTGCACAGCCGCATTTGCAGAAATGTTTCTGCGGCTCGTGGCATCGCATGGGGCAGACGCCGGATGGGTGTCTGGAATATCTCGCACGCAGAGTTGCTGCCGGGCTTGAACTCTTTCCCGGTTGGGATAAGCCCAAGCCGAAAGGGGGCGACGATGGCGACGCAAGGTAAAATCTTAGCTTGGGGCGAAATCTCTGCCGTGTTCGAGTTGAAGCGGCAAGGCTACTCTGTGCGCGGCATCGCAGGTAGGTTGAGTATCTCGACTTCGACCGTTCGGAAGTATCTTTTGTTCCTACGTAAGCCGTCCGAAAATAACACTTGAACTTCGCTACACCTTTCGGCGAGCTTGAAGGGAGACGGAATTCCATTTTGCAGGTGCCGCATGGTCGCATTCAAACCGAAAGCA